TTCTTAAATGCTGAAAATAAACCGCCTTTCATACCGCCTGTAATCGGGATTATGCCATTTGCACCCCTTTCCGCGTCAGTTCCTTCATTAACACCCGTTCCAGTAGTCCAAGAAGGCGGAGCTAAGGCTAATGTGTAAAACTCATTTACATCTCCGCCCCAGTACGCACCAGATCTAATTTCAACGGGCTTATCTCCGGCAGTAAAAGCAACGTATGTGTTATAGATGGCTTGATTAGGGGTTGATGAAGCCGTATTGCTTCTAATTTGTCCGTAACAATAATACAAAGAAAATCACTTCTCGCACATTCTCATTATTTCTCGCATTCTTTTAACGCCCATAAGTTCAGTATCATAAAGCAATTTAACCGCTTTCTTTACTGATGACTTTTCAGACATAGACATAATCTTGAATCTAGCCCTCGCTCTCTTACTTACAGCCATTTTAATCACGCATCAGTTCTGAATACTACTCTAGTGTTAAGTGCAATTGAAGCCATACATCTTTGAAATAATCCTGAATCAACAGCAGGGTCATTTGGCGTTACTGAACCAATCGGTGTTCCAGATCCGTTTAAGAAATAAATCGGAGAGCTGAAATTAGTTGCGTTGTTTCCGCCCATAGCGAAAGCATGAGTAACAGTGCGACCTTGCAGGGTTTCACCGATACTTTGCCCTGTAAGGACAGAAACAAGTTCATGTTCACCGACACCCGCAGGGGTTACACTAAAACAATGATATTCGCCACTTGAACAAGCAACAGACAAACCAACTTCTCTATCAGCCGCAGTATTAGACATAGCGACAACCGAGTCTCCTGAAACTAATTGTTTCGGATATGGTAAAGACCCAGGCAACCCCATTCCAGAAGATAATCCAGATACAGGTAAAGCGAGTTTAATTTTTCCGGCACTTCTTACATAAGCATAAGTCATATCATTTTCAGCGGAAACACCGCCAGACATTACGACAGCATTTTGTAGCGACTGAGTCGCAAAGGTTCCAGCGGCTTGAGCCGAGCCAACAAAGTTTGCATCGGTCAATATTTCTCTTTCGACACCTTCTTGAAGAACCGCGTTTGATAATGGAACAACTGCCCCATTTCTCATTATTAATTGTGCATAACTATCAACATTCGCCATAATAAACCACCTACAATTTTATCCCGCTACCAAGCAAAGGTCGCATCAGATTTTGATTAATATTATTAATAGGTCTGCGTAAAAGACGCTTGCCCACGTTAAAAGTTAAAGCCGTTGTAGCGGCTCCAATTGCCATTGGAATGATATTTTTTTGAAGATTCATAGCCATAGTTGAAGTTGCCAATCCTGGTGATTGAACAATATCACTTAATGAAATCGCATCAGCTCCAACGGTTTCATACTCACCCGATGTTTGAATGAAGTTCTGACCCAGATCTCCTTTACCAGAAATAAATCCGGCTATCCCTGTTCCTGCTACACCGCGAGAAAGTATTTCTGCGTATGTTAGTGATTCAAGGGCGTTTAATAGTTTGAAGGACTTCCTTCGTCTTACTCTAGTCGTTTTTCTGCGAGCCATTGACGTTTGGGAATTGGGTTAGCCTTATTATTCTTGTTTTTCAAAAAGCCCTTTTTCATCCCTTTTTAATTCAATTCTTTTCGGATTTTGTTGATTTGTAGCCATATTTTGAATTAATCCAGCGATAGCGGCCTGAACGGGATTAATAGGTTCACCGCCAGCTGATAATCCCGTTGATTGAATAGCTAATGCGAGCTTATTATCAATAGATTCTTCCAGATCTTCAACATTCTCTCTCAAAGATGCTTGTAATTGAGATAAACCCCAAAGAATGACAAAAATCTCGATAATTGTGCAAATTGCTAATACAAGTTCCGGAACCATACCCCAAGCCGTCCGAAAGCACCCCTAAAAACTTTATTTTGTATCTATATAATAATAATAATAGATTATTCATAATAATAATAATAATAATAGGGTATTTGTAATAATTAATGACATTACATAACATAGTTGTAATAATTACTGTTATAAGGCCCATAGGGGTCGGATAATCATGCACCCGCAGTATGATACATTGAAACTTTTGAAAAAATTAAGAGATAATAACGATATTAGTCAATATCATTATTGTTTAATCGTGGAACAATTAAGAAGAGATAGAAAAAAGGTGATACAAGGATGAAACGAATTAGAGTTAGTGATTTTAACAAAGATACAAGTAAAATGAAAAATTATAGTATGATATTTAGAAAATACTATAATATTAAATTGTCAAGATCTGGTGAAAACGCTAATAATATCAGTTTAGCCAGATCAAGTTTATTCTTCGAATCTATGACTCAAATAGCTATCGACCCATTTGCAAGAAACTGTGAATGGGCTTATCCTTATACTAATGACATTAATCCAGATACAAAAGCTTGTTACAATATGGATGCTCTTGATTTTATCCAAAAATATACACCAGGCTCTTTTTCTATTGGATTATTAGACCCGCCCTTTTCTTCACGGATGGAGAAAGACAAATATGGCACTTCTAACTTATATGCGGCCGATTCTAAGCACATGAGAGCGATTGAGCTTGCTTTGGGTAATGTAATTGAAACAAGTGGCTATATCATTAAATTAGGATATAATTCAAGCAAACCTCACCCTTCATTTACTTTTGTTGATGCTGAATTGTGGAATATGGGTGCGTGTCGTAATGATATTATATGTTCGATCTGGAAAAAAACCAATTCATCAGTTGGAGAGTGGGTTTAATGCCTTCTTTTATTTTTTATAGTGATGAAACTCATCGAGGGATGGAATTGTTTTGTGATATGTGCAATAGTCAATGGCCTCAATGGTATTATAGGACTAATATTACCGATAAATATCCATCATATTGTATATGTGAACCATGTATGGATGAAATTAAGTGGGAGATGAAATCATGAACCTAAGATGTGCTAAATGCCAGATCGTTTTCTTAGTAAATACCTTCGAAGATGTAAGAATAATTCAAGCGATGTCTTGTCCTGAAGGTGCTGGTCATAAATTGAGCGAGGTGGCATAATGTCGAGAATAATAAAAACAGTTTCTTTGGATAAAGAATCGGATGAAATCGCTTCGCAAATGGGCAACTTTTCTCGATGGGTTAGAACCCAATTAAAGAATCATGCACATACAATTTCTTTTGAACATACAAATAAGGAATTATTTCTTAAGCAGGGTATTTGTAATCCTAATAATTCTCCTAGATGTGCGATTTGTTATCCCTACGGTAAACCATACACATCAGATATTAAGTTCTTTAATCAAGGTCTAATAACTAAAGAAAGACTTCAAGAATTAGCTAAAATTAGATATGAGGGAATAATAGAGAAGCCTAAGCCAATAATTGATGAAGAATCGCCTTTAGCCCCACCTATGAGCAAACAAAAAGAAAGGAAATACATTAGACGTTCATTAATATGGATCTGGTCATTTATCTAACGGCCACCAAGCAAGGCATCAATATCATCAGGTATTCCGTTATTATTCATATCTGAACCAGCTGAACCGAAGGAAGTTTGAGCCGCGTTATTGTTACCATCCCAATTTCCAAAGGGATTATCGTCATTAATTCCAGAACCAAATCCTTGACCTATTCCTTGCCCGCTTGATTGGTCGCTTGGTGGTAATTCTGGAACATCAAAAGGTGAACCCTCAATATCAATTACATCATTTTGATAATTAGAAGGTGTTAATCCTAAAGCCTCAATTAGAAAACCAATAGCTGAAGTTAAGGGTGCTTCTTTCATTCAATAACCTCTTCATCATCGAAACATTCTCTAGTTGCTGAAATTAATCCTACAATAGCAGTTACTAACAAGATCTGGTTTTGTAAATTATTATTCATTAATTCAACCCCAATGCTTTTCCAAATCTAAAAATTGCTAATGCAATTGCTACGGTTGTACTGGGGTCTTGATTTTCTTGTATGAATTGCCCTGCTTCATCTAAACCATATTCAACGCCTTCAACCGCTACAGTTCCCGCAGTAGCCCCAGCAACAGCTCCAAAAGGGCCACCAAAGAATAATCCAATCAATCCACCAATACCCGCACCCACCAGGTTTTGAGTTTCTAACCAATCTTTGGTTTGTTCGGGTGTCATTCCATCAATAATTTCTCGCCAATTTGGGTCAAGTTTGCTATCTAACCAAAGGCCAATCCCTAAAGTAATCAAAGCCATAGCTGAATTATCAGATATTAGATTTACAATTGGATTTGAGACTTTATTGAATTGATATGCACCCGCTGTATCGGATAACAATTGTCTTTCATAGGTTCCCAAAGTTATCCTATGTTCGATGACTTTCTCGGTTGGTTTTCTGGGCATCCAGATCCCACCTATGGTTTAACTAACTCTAAACCAAAAACTGCAGTATTAATTGGCGTATTAATTACCCCTGTAGTTGGATAAATTACAAGATTATAATATGGTGGAACAATAATCGGTGAAATAATTGAATCATTAACTGTAACAGGGATGAATATGTTTCCTTTCTTAAATGCTGAAAATAAACCGCCTTTCATACCGCCTGTAATCGGGATTATGCCATTTGCACCCCTTTCCGCGTCAGTTCCTTCATTAACACCCGTTCCAGTAGTCCAAGAAGGCGGAGCTAAGGCTAATGTGTAAAACTCATTTACATCTCCGCCCCAGTACGCACCAGATCTAATTTCAACGGGCTTATCTCCGGCAGTAAAAGCAACGTATGTGTTATAGATGGCTTGATTAGGGGTTGATGAAGCCGTATTGCTTCTAATTTGTCCGTAACAATAATACAAAGAAAATCACTTCTCGCACATTCTCATTATTTCTCGCATTCTTTTAACGCCCATAAGTTCAGTATCATAAAGCAATTTAACCGCT